TAGCAATTGCTAAAAGATTAGGCGTGCCACTAGAAGAATATGCGAAACAATTAAACATCACGGAAGGAGTATAGGCATATGGAAAAAGATAAAAACAAAACTTCACGTGCGAGTCAAACAAGAGATAATTCTGCAAAGAAAAAAACTTGGACTCCACCCTCATCACTAGATGCACCACCTGCACCAACAGGTTTTCGTCATCAGTGGATAAGAGCAGAATCTATGGGTTTTCAAGACACGAAAAACGTAGCTGCTTCATTGAGAGAAGGATATGAATTAGTTAGAGCTGATGAATATCCAGAATCTAGTTATCCAGTTGAGACTGAAGGCAGATACGCAGGAGTCATCGGAGTAGGAGGCCTATTGCTGGCTAGGATACCAGAAGAGATTGCTCAACAGATTGATGCATATTATGCAAAACAAACTGCTGATAAAGAAGAAGCAATTAATAACGATCTCATGAAGGAACAGCATCCAAGTATGCCGATCAATAATGAAAGGCAGACTCGTGTAACCTTCGGTGGTACAAAGAAGAACTAATTATTTAGTAATTCCTAAACCAACGAATTAAACTAAACAATAACAAGGACAAAAAATATGGCAAACGCAAGCACAACTGGTTTTGGTCTTCGAGCTGTAATGAACGTTGGAAATACTCCAGCGACTTCAGGACAATCTGAATACTTAATCCAAACAGCACCAGGCGTTGGTTCTTTTAAAGGAGATCCAGTATCATTCCAAGATTCAGGTGGAAATCAAGGATTTGTACAGGATGCATCTTTTACTACAACTGATGATGGTGGAGCAGGTGGAACTTCTTATAATAATACTGCTGATGCACTTTTAATAGGTGTATTCAATGGTTTCTTTTATATTGATTCTACAGGCAAACCAACTTTCGCTAATTCAGTATCAGCAAGTGTTACTACTAGCGTTAATTACAACACAGGCTCTAATTCTATTACAGCCTTTGTAATTGATAACCCAAACCAACAATATGTTATAAAAGCAGATGCAGCATTTGGAACAGATGTAGCAACAGCTCAAGCAAAATTTGGTGCGGCTAATCAAATGAACGTAAATAACTGGACTGCATCTTCAAATAAAGATGGTCAATCGATCACAACTTTAGATATTGGATCTGCAGCTACAACAGCTATGTTTACAGTAGTACGATCAGCAAACGACCCTGAAAATAATGATTTATTAGCAGCGGGCGCAAATGTTATCGTTACTATCGGTAAATCATCAGCTTTGTATAACTAATAGCGAATAGGAGATAAATAAATATGGCTATATCACGAGCACAACTAGTTAAAGAACTAGAGCCAGGTTTGAATGCACTATTCGGACTTGAGTACAAACAATACGTAAACGAAGCAGCAGAAATTTTCGATACTGAAACTTCAGACAGAGCTTTTGAAGAAGAAGTTATGTTATCAGGATTCGGAAACGCAGCTGTTAAGCCAGAAGGTCAAGGTGTAACATTTGATGATGCACAAGAAACTTTCACGGCTCGTTACACAAACGAAACAATCGCGTTAGCGTTTGCAATCACAGAAGAAGCTATTGAAGACAATTTGTATGACAGACTAGCGTCTAGATATACAAAAGCTTTAGCAAGATCTATGGCAAACACTAAGCAAGTTAAAGGAGCAGCGGTTCTAAATAATGCATTTAGTTCAACTTACGCTGGGGGCGATGGAAAAGCACTTTGTGCTACAGATCACCCAACTCTTGCCGGAAGTTTCTCAAATGAGTTAACTACTCCGTCAGACTTGAACGAGACATCTTTAGAGCAAGCTCTAATTGATATCGCGGCGTTTACAGATGAAAGAGGCCTAAAAATTGCAGCAAGAGGAATGAAATTAATTATCCCTTCTGCTCTACAATTTACTGCTGACAGACTAATGGCGTCTCAAGGTAGAACGGCTACAGCTGATAATGACATCAATGCTATTAGAAATATGGGAATGATTCCACAAGGTTATGTTGTGAATCACTTCTTGACTTCTAATAAAAAATGGTTCCTTAAAACAGATGTACCAAATGGTCTTAAACATTTCATGAGATCACCTATCAAAACTACTATGGAAGGTGACTTCGACACTGGTAACGTAAGATACAAAGCTAGAGAGAGATATGTATTCGGATTCTCTGACCCTAGAGGTATTTTCGGATCAGACGCGACATAATCGTTAAAAGATTATTTTCTTAAAAAGGGAGGTCTATTATTGACCTCCCTTTTTTTTTGTGCTAAACTAAAACTTAATCATGAAAAATTTTCTCATACATATCTGGGCCTATGGTCACCATGCTAAATTTAATGTTTTAGCTGATGATAGCGCTGAGTCTGTTGAAAACGCTATACTTGACAAAATAGGAGAAAAAAGTATAAAATGGGAAAATCTCGGTAGGTCACATACCAGCCGAGTTAACCGTATAACTTTTGAGGAGGTTATAGATGATACAAGACCTATACAGACAGAAAAGGATCTTGGAGTTGAGGTGGGAGCAAGAGTATCTTGATAATGGCAAGTATACTCTGGACATGGTCCAAATAGATAGTAAAATCAGAGAAACTATCTTAGAGATCAAGCTTGAAGAGAGCAAAATAGCAAATAGAGAAGTTGCTATTTTAAATGCTGCCCCAGAAGTTTCAATAGCTACTTAATAAAAAAGCTATATCATTGAAATTAAGAAATTCATGCAAGGATATCTTGCGCTCTTTCAAAAAATAAGCTATATTTATATTACTATATAATAACTTTGATACAGACGCATATAGTCGACGGCCTAAAGACTGTATCAATTAACTAGGAGAATATAAACATGGCAACAACAACATTTTCGGGCCCAATTAAAGCGGGAACGATATCAAACACTACAGGAACTACTCTTGGATCAAACGTTAAAAACGTTGGTCAAGTAGTTATGTCTCAATCAGCTGCAATCACTCAATCAACAACTGCTGCTGCAACTTCAATTGTAATTCCGGCTAACAGCCAGATTTTAGAAGCAACTGTATTTGTTACTACAGCTTGGGACAACTCTTCAACTTTAAGTATTGGTACTTCAGCTACTTCAAATGAATTAGCAACTGCTATCGCAGTATCAACTATCAATACAATTAAATTAGCATCACAAGCAACTATTACAGATGCTGATAATTGGGTTGATGTAGGATCTACTGATGTTAGAATTTATGTTGATGCAAGTGCAACTACTGCAGATGTTGGTAGAGGTATCTTGACTGTAACATACGTTCAAAACAACAATTTAGTTTAATTAAAAATTAAAGAGCTCCTTCGGGAGCTCTTTTAAATAGGAGATTACATGAGTTACAAAACAGATATACAAGCAACTAGATCAACAGCAGCCGCCGGTGCAACAGCGATTATAACTAGACCTATTCGTCTAAGAGGAATTATTATTGCATCTGATGGTGTTGGCGCTGGTGCATTAGAATTAACTACAGCTTCTAATTCTGGAACAACATTATTCTACGGAGATGTTCCAACAGGAGATGTTGTTAATATTTCATTTCCAGAAGATGGAATTGTTTTCCCACAAGGAATTTATTGCAAAACAAAAACTAATATTGCTGCTTATACATTATTGACAGATAGATATTCTGCACCAGGTTTAACAGCAGGAAATTAATATCGCATGGCGACTACAACTTACACAGTAACCGTCGCAACGGGACAAAACGCATTTGGTGCGGGTACCAATAAATTTTTTATTAATGGTACTGTAAGTCCTGTTCTTTATTTATATGAAGGTGATACCTACATCTTTGATCAATCAGCTGCATCTAATTCTGGTTTTACATTAGCTTTTTCATCTACTAAAGATGGAACTAATACATCGGGAGGTGTTGCTTATACTAATGGTGTAACAACTGTAGGTACTCCTGGAACTTCAGGTGCATATACTCAAATCGTTGTCGCTCCGGTAGCAAGTATCGGCGCTCCGGTATTATTTTATTATAATGCTTCTACAGCGGGTATGGGTAATCAAGCACAAACCATATCTCCAACTTCAGGAACTACTGAATTTGATCCACAAATAGATGATATTATAGAAGAAGCTTATGAAAGAACAGGTATGGGCGGAACGCGAACTGGTTATCAATTAAGAAGTGCAAGACGTTCTTTAAATATTTTATTTCAAGAATGGGGTAATAGAGGAATTCATTTATGGAAAATAAAACTTGCAAAAATTCCTTTAGTACAAGGTCAAGCTGAATATAATTATGCAAGTGATACTATTAATTTTCCAAATGATATTTCAGAAGTATTAGAAGCTTTTTATAGAAATAATTCAGACACAGCTAATCCTCAAGATATTGCTTTAACTAAAATTGACAGATCAGCTTACAATGCGACACCTAATAAATTAACACAAGGAAC